CTTTATTCATCAGTTCCTGGTTAATTGTATCCTTGAACTGAGAGGAGTCACCATTTTGCAATGCAATAATAGCATCTTTAATATTATCTGTCATCACGACCTCCATTTTATCTTATTATTTATAAAAAAAATTCATTTAACCAAGAGCAATAGCAAAAGCTAATGCATCATCTGCTGCAGCTGCTACCGCCTCAGCAAGTGTCGCCTTTCCTGCAATGGCACTATTTGTATTTGCGAGTGCTGCCTTTGCCTGAACATCTAATGTGGTATAACTAGATGAATCAAGTTTAGTGGCAATATAAGTATTAGTATTCGACAGTCTTAATAAAGATGTAGATTCATCTGTTTTTGTACCAATATAACTATTTGTATTTGCAAGCGCCGCTTTGGATTGTACGTCTGCGGTTGTATAACTCGATGAATCTAATTTTGTTGCAATATAACTATTAGTATTACTCAATCTGAGTAATGAATCTGTCTCACTAGCACGAGTCGCAATATAACTGTTTGTATTTGAGAGAGCCGCTTTGGATTGTACATCAGCTGTAGTATAACTTGACGAATTTAGCTTTGTAGCAATATAACTGTTTGTATTCGATAGCCGAAGTAATGCGGTAGTTTCAGTAGTTTTAGTTGCAATATATGCATTCGTATTTGAGAGTAAAAGATTTACGTAGCTGTTTGCTGATTTTGTAGCAAGACTTGTCTGTACCGCAGTATTTTGTGCAAAAGTACCACGAATCACATTATTTGCAATACCCCACCCACGAGTCCATTCGCGCGAAGCAATTTGTTCTGTATCAGTAAATGTACCGGTTGAATTTGCTGAAATAGAAGTGCCACCAAGATTTAATGTGGCTCCTGATAGATATAAATCTCTCCAACGGCGAGTAGAAGAACCGAGATCGTAGGTATTTGCTGAAGCTGGTATAATATGCTGTGTCTGTAAAGTCGAACCGATGTTATTACCAACTGCAGCACTCTGTACTTCAACTACCGTAGAATTACCAGATGCCGTAACTGTAGCACCGACAAAATTAATTTCAGTTACGGTTGTTCCAACACTGGAACCTTCTTCTTTAATGGTGATGCCACCACCAGCTGAGGAGCTTGCATACCAAACTCCAGTATTAGAATTATATGTGAGTACCTCACCATCACTTGGTGTTTTAACGCTAGTATAATCGACATCATCAAGACGATGTAGCCATACCTCGCCTGAACCTGAAGAACTACCCCCACTGGATGTTGCTAATCGAGTTACCTGCTGACGAATCTGATCTCTGAAGTTTTCATAATTATCTTCTAATGATTTACGGATAGACTCTACATCTACTTCAGTTCCATCCCGGCCAGGATTACCTTGTGGACCCATCGGACCAGTTGCACCTGGATCACCCTTATCACCTTTATCACCCTTTGGTCCTTGAATACCCTGTGGGCCAGTAGGTCCTGGCTCGCCTTGCTCGCCAATTAAGCCACGTTCACCCTGTGGTCCTTGTGGTCCAAGAAAACCTCTTTCACCTTGTAGACCCTGTTCACCTTGGTCACCTTTGTCACCTTGAGGACCGACTGCACCAACTGGACCTTGCTCACCGATTAAACCTTTTTCACCCTGTGGACCAGTATCGCCCTTATCACCCTTTGCACCCGGAATACCTTGACCACCACGTGGACCTACAACAGAACCAACTACAAAAACTTCTCCATCCTCACGGATGAGTTGTAGCTTTCCATCTTCGAGTAATGCTTTTTTGAATGTGGCGCCAGGTTCGCCCTTTGGACCGACTGGTCCTTTAGCTTCTACAACAATTCTTCGCTCAGGACCAGTATCACCCTTTGTACCGGCAGGTCCTGCTGGACCTTGTGGACCAGCTGGGCCCGGTGGTCCCTCAACCAATATTGGTTGTTGCATTTCCTCGGCAAGTTCTGCAATTTTTTTATCAGCATATTTAATTGCAGCTGAGAGGATTTTTGCTTCCCTGAGCTCGTTCGACATAATTAATCCTCTGTCAGAACATCATCTAAAACTTGAGTCATCTTATCTACTAGTCTCTTTTCCTCTTCAGTCATTTCTGCCGGAGGTACAAACTCTTCAGCTGGTTCTTCCTCAGGTGGCTGGTCATCCACGGGCTCACCACCTTCGGGTGGCATATCATCTTCCTCGCCACCGCCCTCTTGACCAATCTGTTTCTCTATTTCCTCAATCTCATCTTCAGTCAGACGTAGAACATTTGTGCGAACCCATGCCTCTGAAAAATACTTGCCGACATAATTATCAACATCACCAAGGAGACGAAGTCTCTCAGTCATAATTTCGGTATCTTTCAGTTCTGTAAAGTGGTTATCTTCCATGAAATCATAGTAGACATTCTGTTTCATCTTTTGCCATTCTTTACGGGTTGTGACACCAGTAAGAGCAAGATGAATCTCGAGTAATTCATCAAACATCATGGCAAATCTATTACGGAGGCGCTTGATGAATTTATTGAACTTTAATTCATCACGAGTAATTTCAGATGCACGACCGAGTTGGAATTGATTTTCCTGCTCCATACGAGCGGTAGGAACATTCAGTGACTTGTAGAGTTTGCGGCGGAAATAATCAACATCTTCCATTTCACCAAGATTCTGACCGCCTGGAAGAGTCGTGATTTCAGTACCTCTACCACCCTCACGACGGGGGAGCCAGAAATCTTCGAGCATGGTCATAAACTTACGGTCGTCTCGCACCTCACCGGTAGATGCATCATATGTAAGTTTATTCTTGTGTTTTGTCATCATATCGCGAAGATATTGCTCGGCCTTCATTTTTGGAAGGTTACCGACATCAATATAGAAAATGCGACGTTCTGGAGCACGGGCAAGTCTGTAAATAACCACAGCATCCTCAAGCATACGAAGCTGATTGAGTGGTTTAATTGCCTTATGCAAATGAGAATAGATCATATTATTACGATTATCAAGAATACCCGAATGAACGTAACAAATAGAATCCTTTGCAATCTTTACACCCTGAGCCTGATTTGCTGTGGTGATACCTTGTGCATTGTAAAGATAATATTCATTGGCACCTTTATATACCGTGACACCAGTTCTCTTATCTTTTTCCTTAATTGGCTCTTTAATTTTACGGATTTTACGAGGGTCAATATATCTTAGATCCTTAATACCAGCACGTGGATTTGTTTCATCTATTACGATGTGATAGTAGAGTCTACCATCAATATACCATTTGCGAAAAATATCATAGGCATTATTCTGGAAATCTAGCATATCATAGATTTCATAGAAACTTTCTCGAATCTTTTTCTTTACAGATGTGCTGACCTCAAGTTTATCTAAAACAATTTCACAAGGCCCAGAATTTTCATCGACAACAATTGCTTCGTTTACGATGTCTTGGATTGCATAATCACATTCTGGTTGAATTGACATCTCGCGATATTTGGTAACAAGATCACCTTCGCTCTTTGCCTTACCTTCAAGATCAACATAAGTACCGTATGCACCGCCGGGTGCAATTTCAATAGATCCATCTTCGACTGTTGGTGAAACAATTGATGGTAAGTTTTCTTGTTCTGAATCTGATTTTTTTCTAGCAATAGTAAATCCAAAAAGTTCAGCCATTATGTTATCCTATGCTTAAAAATTGTATTTTGTTTATTTATAATCCTAGGATTATAAAAAAAGGGAGGCCGAAGCCTCCCTTTCCTAAAATATATAAGAATATTAGTTGATAGCAGCACCAGGAGCAAGACCACCAGACTGTGTTGTCCAGTAATCAATGCTGAATGTTGCGGTGTATTCTTCAATCGCATCCGTATTTGACCAATCAAGATCAATAGCTGCAATATTTGTTGGGAACATTCCAACAAAATCGTATGTCCGTAGAATATCACCAGCCTTGCCATAATGAGTGACCTGAGCCTGCGATTTATATACAGTATTAAACACTGCTGATTGGTTACTTGTTGTTCCGTTGATTGCCTGTACCCATTCCTCGAGTGTACTACGAACTGAAAAATCCTCATCATTGATGATGGTGACTGTCCAATCTTCGTATGTACGGTTACCTGCAAATTTTACAGGCCGACCGAAATAGTTAGTGGTAATCGGTGTAAGAGTTGTGGCAGGAATCTGAGCAACTCGGCAAACAAACCGGAATCGCTCATCAGCGCCTGCGTTAATTGGGTTAGTCATTGTGACTTCAAAAAGTGATGGCCGAGCACCACCAAATGGCATATTACCCGTAAATTCATTGATATTGAAAGCCATGTTCTTCTCCTAGATCCTTTTTACTATTTATAATCCAAATTAGAACTGACCAACAATTTCTTCAAACTCAACACCGGTGCGAACTGCAACAAAGTTAAGCTGAATGAAGTTGATTGACCGTGCAGGTTTAATGTAAATGTCGCCGATAAACTCGTTGCGATCAATAACTTCTGGTGTGTTATTTGTTTCATCACAAACAACTCGGAAGTCAAAGATACCACGACGGCCTTGTACATCGCGTAAGAAAGGCTCCACTAGATTGCGGAACTGTGCCCGTGTAAATGCATCGTTGAACTCAAAGAGAGTAAACTTAGCAGAGGTTGCAATGGCCTTTTCTAGGACAATGAATAGGCGGCGAACATTGATTCGGTCAAAGGCGCTTGGCTTCGCAAGCATTGTCTTATCACCGAATAGAATTGTACCCTGTCCTGGGAATGTTACGACTGGATTGATACCAGATTTATATAGTAGATCACGATCGGCTTTCTTTGGATTATAGGAAAGCTTAGCAACATTCTTAATATTACCACGATTGAAACCAGCTGGTGAATACCATGGATCACGTGTATTATCTGTACGGACCATAAGACCAGCTGTGTCGCCGTTCATTGGAACATAACGGTATACATCATTATACTTATCGTACTGATATTTCCAACCGCTGTCAATCACACCATATGAAGATGATGGAAGTGTATCACGGAATGCAATGGCATCCTCGGCTTCCTTGCCAGCATAGGTTGAGTTATTGACCACGTCGCCAGACTCTGGTGAGAATACACCGATACAGTCGAGGCGTGTTTCACAAATATTATTGATAATATGAGTGACTAGTGTCTGGTTTGAATCAGCACCAAGTACAAGTGAAACGTCGACATCCTCAGCGCTTTCGAACTTATTATAACCGTTAATAAGCTGTGCATTCGTTGGTGCGGCACCAGCAGAACCACCAGATAGTGAAACTGTGGTTGGAATTTCAGTTGTATTTGTAAATGTTGATGTTGCAGCACCACCAGCTGATGTCATGTTATCGACATGCGATGCCCACCAGAGCCAACGTGACTGCTGGTTAATGACTTCCTTATAGTAATTACTTGTACCATTTTCTGTAAGAGCATCATTTGCTCGTGATACAGCAGCAAATTTTTCGACAACCTGACCACGAACACCAGTAATCTCACCGTCTTCGTCGATGACTGCGATATGAAGTTCGTCACCTGAACCACCATTTCTTGTGGCATAGGCAGATGTACCTGGGGATGTATCAAAGTCATTGTAGAATTCCCAACGACGTGTCACATCACCTGCAGTTGTGGTGAGTGATGAACCGCCAATGTCGTTGTTCTTTGGAGCAGTAAATACAGTGAGTGATGTACCGTTTGCCTGTACTGTCTGAACCTTGACACTGAAGTTCACTGTGGAGTTTGCGGCCTCAAGAATGTCACCAGCAACTACAATTCCACCTACGTTTGCACTGGTCGTAACTGTTTTACTATCAGCGGTAAGTGTGAAAGTTGGTGTTGTGACGGCATTTGAGAATGCGGCATTTGATGCGCAAACTGAAACTTTTAGTGAATTACCGAGTGTACCTGGATATTTTGCAACCCAGTCACCGGAATTACTGATACCCGATGAATAATTATTTTCATAATCATCGGAATTCTTAACAAGTGTGTTTGACCAACCGTTACCATTAGCATTATTGGCACTGTTTAGAACACGTGAAACATATAGTGCATTACCATATGCTAGGAAGTTAGCGGCAGTGAACCATTCCTGATGATTATCAGAATCTGGTTTGCCAAACTGAGATGCGAGAACATCCTCTGAACTGACTAAAACTCGAGTATCGGCAGGTCCCCAATGAAAACGCCCAGCAATAGCACCGGTTGTTGTAGAAACAGCAGGGATAACCGTAGTGAGGTCAATTTCAGAAATGTTAACGCCTGGTGATACTTGGAAAGGCATTTTTCATTCTCCTCATTAGAAGCTGTTAAAATTTAGCATTCAACATTATTTATAAAAACCTAAAACTCACCATTTATTGCTATCGTCCCAGCCATTCCAAAACTCACCTTGTGGTATATTTATTATTCCCGTATTTTCATCTGGAATGTGATCATCTATGAAACCAAACGGCAATACATCATCAGTGAGTAATTTATCACGTTCCTCCATTAATTTTTTTCTGAAATCAGTATCAGTCAATTCCTTAAAGAATTCCTGATTTGATGCCCATGCAAATAAAACCACACACATAATAAGGTCATCATGAGCACCTTGGTCGGCTTCGTACGAATTTCCTTTTTGAATAAAAGTAGACAATTCATTTACTAGATTAAAATCATTTAAATGAATTTTGTGCTTTTCAATCATTGTTTTGGCTGTGGCACAACCAACTCGTTTTACTGCTTTTGTAGTTCTGACACCGCGTTGGACATTTGATGAAAAACCACCGCCTATTTGCTGTCCGCCACGGCCTTTCATTGTGGTATATATGATATTTTCATATTCTAGTTCATTTGCCAAAATATCAGCAATTTGCTGACCGTTATCATTTATTTCTACCAGACAAAATGATTCATTATAAGCCTTTGCAACATTATACACAACCTCCGGATATATAAGAGGTGAGATTGCATTATTCTTATAAGCCGCAACTACATTATAAGGGACTTCAGTGACATCAATTACAACAAATGCTGACGAGTCAATACCTACACCTCTACTAGTATCTACTACAGTGAAATAAATGTGATTGGGATCGGGTTCTGCATATACATTTAAACTACCTTCATAATGTGATGACTGGGGTGTTTTAAATGTCATTGCCCTCAATATATTTGGCGAAATAAGAGTATTGGATGAACCGATAAATTCAGCCTCGAACTCTTGCCGAAACTGATCCTCACTCGTATTTGCAATTGTTTTGTCACGCCAATCATCATCTCTACCTGGTACATCCCACCAGTTTACGGAATAGTTTGCATATTCATTTCTCTTTTCAACAGAGTTTGTCCATATTTTATAGAACAGATCAAAACCATTCGGTGTGGATGTAATTACTACCTTTGTATTTGTACCGGAAATAATTGTAGGATAAACTGATGTAAAGAAATCATCCTGAATATTACGAGGAACGAAAGCAAATTCATCAAGATATAGGAAGTTGATGGAATAACCACGGATGGCACTTGACGCAGTGGATGATGCAATAATCTTACTACCATTTTCAAGTTCGATGTTTGTCTTATTCCAGGCAACCACACCTTGCTGTAACCATTTCGGTAGGTTTTCATATGCTCTTTGAACTCTTGCAAGAATTTCACGAGCCGTCGAAAGTTTATTTGCAAGAATTGCAATGGTATAACTATCATTGAATAACACATGCCACAAAATGACCGCTGCAGATGTAGTAGTTTTACCAGCCTGACGACAGGTTTTAATTACAGTAAATCTATTATCGGATATGGTTTGAGCCATTTCTTCCTGAAATGGATACATATCGAAATTCACAAGACCTTCATCAAGCGAAATAATTTTTACATATGTTTTAATGAAATAATTGACATCCTTTGAGCATTTGATTACTTCTTCAACTTGCTCGGCGGTCCATTCAATAGGAACATATGCCTTTTTTAATAACGGATTTGCTAAATAATTTTCTGACATATCTATTGACTTATCTCACAGCAATGATATAATAGGCCTTGAGCCTATTCATTGGTAGTATTTTGTTTAATTAACTTCTGTAGTTCAGATGTACTACCGACAAATAAAGCATTGGTTACATTCTTTGGTTGACCAGAATCTTCCTTGAGTAGTTTTACCTTTCTCTGCAATTCCAATAAATCTTTATTTGCATCAACGATAGTTTTCATTAATGTTGACAAGACTTCATATGCACGAGGAGATTCTGAGGTCGAGGCAATAGATGATAAGTCATCAATAGATTGTTGTGCTGATTCAATAATGCCTTTTAGATTTTCTCTAGCAT